GAGCAAGGGACTGAAAATCCCTGTGTCCCTGGTTCGATTCCAGGTGAAGCCACCAAATAAAAACCGTTATATCAATGGATATAGCGGTTTTATTATTTTAAAATTGTAATTAAAATATGCAACATATATAACATTTTAAACATATTTAGTGTGTCAAAAAGTGTGTCAAGTTTAGGCTAAAAATTGATTCACCATATCAATAGATTTTTGATTGTCTTGTGAATCCAAATGCGTATATATATTTAATAATACTTTTACATCTTTATGCCCAGTCCAAACTTGAGCTTGCTTAATATCAATTCCAGCTTTATGTAATATACATACATATGTATGTCGTAATTGATGTAAAGTAAATTTTATTTTATCTTCTTCTTTTAAATCTTTATTTAGTCCGTTTAAAACATTTGTTAATTTCTTTTTTATACTAGTTTCAGACATCATTTTGCCTAAACGATTAGGGAATATATAGTCACTTTTTTTATGTGTGTCAGACATAGATTTTAGTGTGTCAAATAAAGTATTAAAAATTGGTACTTTCCTTTGTTCAGAATTTTTTGTGTTTTTCAGATGTGGCTGATTTTTTTCAAAATATACAGCCTTATTTATTAAAATGTATTTTTCTTCAAGATTTATATCTTTATATTGTAATGGAACAACTTCTTCTCGGCGTAATCCAGTATAAATCATAAACAATATCATAAATGCATTAGAATTAGTTTTTGATAAGGTTTTAATTTTTCCTATAACAGATGTAGATAAAGGTTCTTTTTCTGCTGGTTTATGCTTTTTTATTTTAATTCCAGATGCAACATTTTTATAGATATAATCATTTTCAACTGCTTTGTTTAAAATTTGCTTAATAGTTAGAAGTGCAACATCTTTTTTTCTAGTAATTCCCTTTTTATCTAAAACATTTAACATAGTAACTACATCTGATTGTTTTAGGTTTTTCAAAGGGATATTTCCTATATTAGGTTTTATATATAATCTAATTGCATCTTTGTACATTTTTATTGTTGCTTTTTCTTTATCAGATTTATATGTTTCAACCCACTTGTCTGACCAATCTGCAACACTCATGTTCTTATCATTTGCTACAGTTCCTTTTTCATTTAAATATTTGTATTCAATATACTGCTTTTCTAGGTCTTTCGGATTGTCTGAATAAAGTGTTTTTAATTTTCCATTAACGGAAACTCTTTTCATTAGTCTGCCATCAGCTCTTTTTGTATATGTAAAAGCCATAAGTTACCTCCTAAAAATAAGAATTTTCTTTGTAATAATTATAAGCAAATGCAACTGTATCTTCGGAAAGACACAAGTAGTCTGCAATTTCATAAATGTTTTTTAAACCTTTCTTAAACGCATCTTTAAAATCATTTACAGAAACCAAAACAGTACATTTCCATTTGTTAGCTCTATATTCTTTTTGTGCAATTGTAGATGGGGAAGAAGAGCTATTATAAAAAGCATTACAATAGTAATGTCCTAGCTCTTCTGCTAAAAGTTCTTTTTCCTCTGTAATGCCTTCTATTTTTGAATAATTTAATCCAATATAATAATCTTTATCTACTCGTAATATAATTGCCTTATTTTTCATTTTGAAGTCATTTGTAGATATATTTTCTTTTACTACTATGTCATATAATTTGTTTAATTCCATATTTTTTCCTCCAGTTAATGTATTTTTATAAAAAAATATGATATAATTCATACGAGGTGATTAAAATGTTTATATTATATTTGCTTATTGTACTTGTATGTTGTTTTTTAACATATAAAATAACTTGTTATCAAATAATTAAATTAAATAATATAAATTTAAAAGGTTTTGAATCCCAAAGTGATTATATTGGAAAATCTTTCGATGAAATATCTAAAATAAAACAAGATATTAATAAGATTAAGAAAGACATATATCAATAAAATTTTTACCAAAATTTGTAAATAATAACAATCCTTTTTTAGGCTCTAGATGTTTAGTTTGTGTTTTTGAATATTGAATGAATCTAGAATCATTTTTTAGATTTTCAAATGATTTATTATAATTTGTTTCATCTTTAAAGAAAGTTTCATAGTCAACTTCTAATATTTGTAATCTTATAAGATTATCTAATATTAGTTGAGGAATTTCTAAATAGTTTCCATCAAATAAACAAATAAAACTAGGACTTATATAATTAAAAGAACTATTCTCGTTACTTACTAATTTCAATTTAATTATTGGTAATTCATCTATTAAATTATTAGACTTTAAGTTAGTTATAAATTCAGCATCATTTTTGCTTAATTGTTTTACTATTTCAATGTAAGAGGGAAGAACCTTGGACTGTTGAGTTATATCCATATCATTTCCAATTAAGTTAATAAACATTTCTTTTATATGTTCTTCTTCGAGATTGTATTTTAATACATCTACAGCAGGACCTAGAATATTTGTTCTGGGTTCTATTTTATTTTGATCTGGAATACGATTATATTTTTCTTCTAATTTTCTATCTATCTCTTTAATTTTATATTCACATTCTTTTATTCTAGAATACATAAAAGGTTTTATTCCAGAAACAATAAACTGTGAGCAGAAACTCAATCCATTTTTACTTGTCTGAATAGCTGGTTTGGCAACATCATCATATAGAGGTTTGCCAAATGTGTCAATTGCTTTATCTATTGTTTCTGATTTTAAATTTATATCTGCCATTTAATTTCTCCTCCGTATTTAATTATTATTATCTTTTTTGCCATATTTTATTTGCTTATAGAATCTAATTGCATCAGCAATTTCTTCTTCTGTCAAACCTTCTGCGTCTTTGTGGTATGCAAAATCAAATTCTTTTTTTATTTCTGCATCTGGTTTGCGAATGTCAGATTTGCACATTAGGTAATCTAAAGAACAATTAAAAATTTCACACATTTTTATTTTAACTTCGTCGCTAGGCAAATTAGAACCACTTTCATAGTTAGCAATACTACTTTTTCCTTTCACAGATGCAATTTTTTGAGCTAGCTCTTCTTGCGTTAAATTAAGTTCTAAACGAAGTTGCTTAATTCTTTTTCCAATTAATTTCATATCCTCATCAGTCATATACATATCTCCTTGTTCATTTTTTATAAACATTATAGCATAATGTTCAGTGAAAGTAAACAATTAAAAAGTTTTTTTCTTACAGCAAAGCAGGTTGTACAATATTTTTAAACTTTTTTAAAAAAACTATTGACAAGTTCAATTATTCTGTATATAATCAGTACAACAAAACTGAACAAAGGAGGTGTGACATGAAAAATAAATATAGCAAGTATGTAAATACAGACGCTTTAAAAAAAGCAAGAGAATCTAAAGGGTTTTCATATAGAGATATGTCAAAACTTATGGAATTTAAAAGCCCTGCAGCTTACTTCAATATCGAAAATGGATTAGTGGAACCCAAAATTTCACATATAAATAAGATATCTAAAATATTGAAAATGCCAAGTTCAAATTTTTTTAACTTTAAAGTACAATAAAACTGAACAAACATGTATCCAAAAAATCAGGAAGAGGTGATTTAAATGGCAACTAATATATTAAGTAAAAAAAGAACAAAGTATGTAACTGCTAAAGAATTAGCAGAAGAGCTAAGTACAACAACAATGCAAATATATAGAATATTTAAAAGGCAAGAAATGCAAGAAGCACTAATAAAAATAGGAGAAAAAGCAGTTAGAGCAGATAAAGAGAAATTTTATGAAATATTAGAACAAATATACAGATAAAAATGTTTAATTCAAAAATTTAATTCTAAAAAAATCCACATAAATTTGCACGAAAGAAAAAGAAAGGAAGATGAAATATGAAAATAATAATTGAGAATGTTGAGAATTTAATAAAAGGAGATAGTTTTGTAATAAGTGTTCCAGAGACAACAGAACAAAAAGTTAGATTAGCACAATATAAAATTGCAGAGCAACTATTAGCAGACATTAAAAGAGGTGCTACATTGCAAGATGTAAAAAAACAAGTAGAAGAAATAAAAAATAAATATGGCACAGATGTTGCAAAAGGAGCGTTAAAAATTCTATTTACAATATTTAATTCAAAGTTAAAACGCTATGTACGTTGGAATATGCGTTGGAATCGATATAGCATTTGCTATTAGTAGAAGGAGGTGAGAAACATGAGTTTAGTAGAAGCAAAGCAATTTTTAGGAACATTAATATTAGGAAGTGCAGTAATAACTATAGCATTGTTATACATAGCATACAAATTTGCAGAAATAAGCTATAAGAAAGCACACAAAACAAAGAAAGTACATAAGGCAAAAAGAAATGTGAATGTGATATTTAACATAGACAGCAAAAACAAAACATTACAAGAAATACAACTAGAAAAGGCACAAATGATTAAAATTTTAGGAGGTATTTAAAAAATGAGTAAAAGAGAAAATGTAATTATTATGATTAATAAGCTAAAAACAGCAAAGACAGTAAGAAACTTACAGGAAGAATCTGAAGAAGTGTATAAGGATCTAAAAGCAACTAGAGAAGAAATAGGACAAGCCGTAGACAAGAGAACAGAAGAAATGCAAGGAGAAATGGCAAATATTCTGGCAAAAGCAATTTGCTTTATGACTGTAGGTAAAAATGAAAAAGCTTTTAAGTATCTGATAGAGCAGTATGAAATAATAAAAAAAGATTTGTCTGACAACGACCAAGAAGACAGACAAATCAACATAAAAATATTCTAAATAAACATCTTACAACTTTATATTAACATAAAGTTGTAAGATTTGCAAGAATATGAGGTAAAAAAATGGATTTATTTTATGAAATAACAAATCTAACTAAGTATTTAGATACATTAGTAATAAATTTAAAAGAAAATGGCGTAAAGAAAGCAGAATCTGAAAAAGAATACAAGATAGTTTTAAGACAAGAGGCTTTAAAATTAAAAACAGAAAAGAATATGCCAGTAACGTTAATAAACCAAATAGTATACGGAATACCAGAAGTAGCAAAGTTAAGACTAGATAGAGATATAAAAGAAACAATATACCAAGCAAACTTGGAGGCAATAAATGTAACAAAATTAAAATTAAGAATATTAGAAAACCAACTTAATCGAGAATGGGGGATTTCTGGGAAGGGGCGAATTTAATGGTAATAACAGATTTAAGCAGTAGTTTTAATCCATGTCCAAAAAATCCAATAAAAAAAGAAAATACAACGACAAAAATAAAGCAAAAGTCAAAAAAGTTAGCAAAAGCAGAGAAAAACAGATTTAGTATTTTGCAGGAAGAAAATGGAAAATGTTTTATTTGTAATAGACAGCTAAAAAAATTAGACAAGCATGAGGCACTAGGTGGCTCAAATAGGCAAAAAAGTATTCAATATGGGTTAGTTTATTACTTATGTAGAAAGTGCCACCAAAAAGCCGACCTGGATAAAAATACAAGAAATAAATTACAAAACTACGCAAAGAAAAAATTTATAAAGATATATTGTAAAGAAAAATTTTTAAAAGAGTTTGGAAAAAACTATATAGAAAAGTAATTTAAAAAGTAATAAAAACGCACATTGACAACTGAATAGTATATCAGGCAAACGCAGTAAATACAATAGTTTCAAGACTTGGAAAAATATTTAAAAAAAGTTTAAAAAAAGTATTGACAGTATGTCATAAGAGTGATAATATATAACCATCGAAAGAGGAAAGGAGGTAAAAGCCATATGTTAAAAGCAATAAAAAAAGTGCTTGCCGACTACCAATCAAAACAAGCACAAGCTAAAAGAAAAGCTAATAATCGCAAACAGATTAAGCTAATTCTTAAAGGTTTAGAAGAAAGGGGATATTAAAATCCCCAACTTCCCTTAATGATTATATATTATTAATATTGTAATTGTCAAGGGAAGGAGCTTTTATATATGGAAGAGAGAAAATTGAAAATGAATTTTTTTAAAAGTGGAAGTGGTTCAATAAATGCTAAAGCTACACTTCCAGTAACTTGGTTAAGAGCAATAAACATTACTCCAGAAGAAAGAGATTTTATTGTTACACTTGACGAAAAAAACAAATCATTAATAATTAAAAAACAAAATTAAAAAAACTATTTAATACTGCATCAGCCTGAGAAACTTTTCAGTATTAAATAGCCAATCGAAACCCTTGAAAAAGTGTTTCTATATATAATTATATAGTAAACACGCAAATTTTTCAAGTGGTTTGATGAACGAATTTGAAAAAGGAGCGTGTTTTTATTATGGGATTAATAGAAAGTTTAATAACAGGGCTATTTATTATAGTGATATTAGCAATATATGCAATTATAGGATTTATAGGATTAATGCTTATACAATTAATAAGCTACAGAGTATTTAAAGTTAATTTATACAAAAAAATAATCAGAAAGTTTATGGAGGTATAAGGTTATGGAAGAACAATTAAAACAAGAAAATCAAGAGCTAAAAGAAAGAATTGCATTTTTGGAAAGAGCATTAAAGAGAGGAAGTGCAGGAAGTACAAGTGCATACAACGAAATTAGAGCAATGATAATTGAAAAAGTAGAAAAGGAAGTTGAACAAGATGAATTAGATAATGGAAATACATATAATTGGACAAGAAAAAGAGCAGAAAAGAAAATAATGAGTGATTTAAAGTGGGATTTAAGAGTAAGAACAATAAGTGATTTTAAATCTGAACACATTAAACCAGCACAAGAATATATAAATAATTATGTTTTAGAAGATGAATACAAACATTCACAATGGAACAGGAAAGGATAAAAAATGGCAGAGAGAAGATTTTTTTGGCTAAAACTAAAAGAGGATTTTTTCGATGAAAAACAAGTAAAATATTTGCGAAAACTTCCAGATGGGGACAAATTAACAATAGTATATTTAAAAATGTTATTAAAAAGTATACGAACAGAAGGAGTATTAAAATATGACCAAATTTTACCATCGTGCGAAGCGGAATTAGCAATGATTCTGGATGAAGATGAAAATATAATACGACTATTAATAAATGCATTACAGCAAATGAGATTAGTAGATGTAATAGATAATGGTTCACTATATATGACTGCAATAAAAGATTTAACTGGTTCTGAAGGTACATCTGCTGAAAGAATGAGAAAACTAAGAGAAAAAAAGAGAAAAAGCAATCTTCTACCGTCACATTGTGACGCACCTGTGACACGGCAGTTACGTAGAGAAAGAGCTAGAGCTAGATATAGAGAAAGAGCTAGATATAGATATAGAGATAGATGATAATGAAAAAATTTCTAAGATAACAAAATGTTATGAAGATAATATTGGATTAATAACACCAGCAGCAGCCGAGTTGATTTTTAGTTATCTAAAAGATTTTAAAGACTACAGGATAATTAATGAAGCAATAAAAACTGCATCTATAGCTAATATAAGAACTGCTAAATACATAAACGGAATATTAAGAAGTTGGTTAAAAAAAGGATATAAAGTATTAGCAGACGTGCAGAATGAACAAAACCAAAAAACGGAAAAGAAAGAAGAAAAGCCAAAAGAAGATTATAAAGAAATAGACACGAGTATTTTAACAGACGAAGAGTATGCAGACATAGTAAGAGGGAAAACAACGTACGAAGAAATAATGAAGAGAAAAGGAGTACAAAATGAGTGATGAAGAGCTAGAAAAAGCGATGCTGTACTACTTGATATATGAGCAAGAGGATTATGTGCTAGATGAAACAGATTTTGCATTTGAAAGGAACAAAAGAATAATAAAAGCAATAAATGAGTTAAAAGCAGAGAAAAAGGAAATATCCATAATTTCCTTGCAAAGCAAAATAAGTGCAAACAATAAACAGGTAATAGAGTATTTAGCAAACTTAAATGAATATGTATATGCAACAACAGCAGATTACATATATAACCAAGTAATAGAGCTATCTAAAAAAAGAAAGCTAATGGAATTATTACAGAAAAGTATTACAGAGCTGATGGAAGCGGAAAACATAGATATATTTATGCAAGATAAAATAAAGCAAATAAATAAAATAGCGGAAATAAATGAAAAGGAACAGACATTTGTGGAGCAGGTAGTGGAAACATCTACAGAGATAGAAAAAAACACATTGCAGAAACCAGATTATACACTATATACAGGAATAACAGATTTAGACAAAATGATTTGTGGATTACATAAACAGGAGCTAACAATAATCGGTGCACGACCTGGCGTAGGAAAGACAACATTAGCATTGCAAATAGCAGAACATATAGCAGAAAGAGGAACAGAAACTGCAATAATAAGTTTAGAAATGTCTGATACACAAGTAATACAAAAATTAATAAGCAGAAGAGCAAGAATAAATAGTTATAAAATGCGTATGGGAACATTAGAAACAAAAGAGCTAGAGCAAATAGGTATAGTAAGTGCAGAAATAGCAGAGCTACCAATCCACCTAATAACAAAAGCAAGAACAATACAGCATATAGAGAATATAGCCCGTAAATTAAAAAATAAGAACAATTTAGGACTAATGGTAATTGATTATATACAGTTAATAAAAAATAAAGGAAAATTCAATTCTCGCGAGCAAGAAGTAGCAGATATAACGAGAACACTAAAACTTTTAAGTCTAGAGCTAAATATACCGATTATCGGATTATGCCAACTAAATAGAAATGCAGCGAGACAAGAGCCAACACTTGCAGATTTAAGAGAAAGTGGAGCAATAGAGCAAGATGCAGATAACATATTATTTTTATACCAAGAAGCGGAAAGTACAGAAACCATAGTAGATATAACTTTAAAGTTAGCGAAGCAAAGAGCAGGAGAAATTGGAAAAATTAATTTAAAGTTCAATAAAGCAAATAGCGAGTTTAAAGGGGTGATGAGATGGTAACAGTTACGGAACAAGATTTCACTAATTTAAACGAAATAGAGAAAATACAGGTAATTAAAGATATATTACAAGGGAAAGTAATATTAAAGGAGGGAAAAACAAATGAATGAGATAACAAGAGCAACAAGAAGAGAAAGTTTTATAAAAGTAAATGTAACAGAGAGAGAAGCACAAGTACTAGAAATATTAAAAGATGGGATAGAAAGAACAGCAAGAGAAGTAGCAGAAGAGATGTACACAGCAGGTTACACAAATACGCCAGATAGAAACAACGCAAGTCCAAGACTAACTAGTTTACTAGACAAAAGGCAAGTAGTTATAGTAGGCAGAAAAACAGACAATATAACAGGTAAAGGTGTTGCAATATATAGAATAGCGAGCTAGGAGGAGTGTTAATGGAAGCAGAGGAATTATTAAAATATATGCTTAATTTCTTTCAAGATATAGATAAGCAGATAAAAGAGATAGAAAACGAATTGAGTCAAAAAGATTTGGAGCAACAAGACATATTACACTACATAGAAAACAATACATTAAACGCAGGAGGATATGCAAAAACAGGAAAATTACTAAAAAAAGTCAGAGCAGACAGAAGAAGCATAAAAGATGATTTAGACAAAGCTTATTGTATAAGAGATACATTAACAACTAAATACAACAACAAACTTATAACAGGAGATATTATAAATACGTTAAAAGGATTATCAACGATTAAAAAAAGAAGCAAGAGATATGTTAATAAAACCAACATTTTAAAAGGATTGGAGGACAAGCATGATAATAAAAATACCGCTTATGTGCAGAAGCAAGAAAAATTCGCAGAGAATTTTAGTAAATAAAAGAACTGGAAAATTGTTTATAGGACAATCTGAAATATATATAAATTTTGAACGAGAGTGTGGCAAATTTTTAACAAAATACAGAAATAATATAACTTATCCAGTAAATCTAAAATGTACGTTTTATGTTCCAAATAAACGCAAAAGAGATTTAACAAATTTAGAAAATGCAATAGCAGATATATTAGTTAAATATAAAGTTCTAGAAGATGATAATTACAGCATAATCCAAAGTTGGGATGGAAGCAGAATAATCTATGAAAAGGGTAGAGAAGAAACTATTATAGAAATTACAAAAGTTTAAAAAAGGGGAGGACAACAAAATGGTTAAGATAAAAGACAATGTAGATTTAAAAGAATTGGAAAAATTTGGTTTTAGTTATAATGATGATACAGGGAAATATATAAAATGCCAAATAGGCAATATAAATATGCAGTTAATAGTACGAACTTGGGATAGAAAAATATATACAATGGCAAACCCATATTGTAATCCTATAAGAGACACAGAATTATTGGAAGTTATGTACGACTTAATTCAAAATCGGACTAGTTGAGAAAGTGAGTGATTAAATGAATAATATATTATTTAAAAGTGATAAAGAGGACTGGGAAACACCACAAGAATTATTTAATAAAATGAATAAAGAATTTAATTTTACCATAGATGTAGCAAGTTCCGATACTAATTGTAAATGCAAGAAACATTATACAAAGCAAAATGATGGATTACAACAAGACTGGGACGATGAAGTGGTTTGGTGTAATCCGCCATATGGCAGAAATATTGGAGAATGGGTAAAGAAAGCATTTTTTAGTAATGCAATTACAGTAATGTTGTTGCCTGCAAGAACAGACACCAGATGGTTCCACGAATATATTTATAATAAGGATTCTGTAAAAATAAAATTTATAAAGGGTAGGCTGAAATTTGGGAATGCAAAAAATAGCGCACCATTTCCAAGCATGGTGGTAATATTCTACCCTTTCTAAAAGAGAAAAAAGAGGAGTGATTAAATGAAATATATATATTTTATAACGTATTTTCTAAAACAAGGATATGGTTTTGGGTTAGGAAATGCACAAGTTATTAGAAATAAAAAAATTGAAAACATTGAAGAATTACAAGAGATTGAAGAAATCATAAAAAAAGACTGCAATGTAAATGACGCAACAATAATTAATTATAAATTACTACGTAAAGAAGGAGGAGAAGAATGAATAAAACATATTATGTAATAGTAAATTTAACAAATCTATGCTATACGAAGGATGGACAAGATGAGCAAAGCATTATAAATGCAGATAAATTCAAAAGTTATATAGATGCTAAAGCTGAATTAGCAGAATATGATGATGATTTTAATGGTGCAATTTATGAAGTTACGGAACACATAAGCAGAGAACTAAGAATTGTTAAAGGAGATGGATAAAATGTGGATTGAATGGCTAGATGAAATACCATATTAAGGAGGAATAAAACAAAAATGAATGATTTTAAAACAATATTAAAATTAATAATAAAACTATTAGCAATAGCATTTAGTGCAATAGCATTTGGTTGGTTTATAGGCACTATAATAACACTATATATAAGTTGTGGAGGTTAAAAAATGAAAAACAAATTTAGTGATAAAGGAGTAAATAAGTTATGTTATTTTGTGAAAAGGAAGATTGTAAATTTAGAAGTAAAACAAAGTGTAAGAACTTTACATTAGGTGGCAAACCAGCTTATAAATGTAAAGCTAAGCATACTATTATTAGTTTTTATGCTGATGGTTCTAGTGATACATTTATACCTGCTGATAATACTTGTACTTGTTTAACATATCGTAAGAGAGAGGAGTAAATAAGATATGAAAACAGAAACTACAAAAAGACTAGAACAATTATTAGCAAACCGTTTTAATAAAAGAAATGAGTTTTATGTTTTTGAATGTACGATTGGTTGGTATGGAAAAGAAATAGTAGATTGTATAATGTACAACTGTCAAAGAGAAACTTACTGCTATGAGATAAAACAAACAAAACAAGATTTCCATAGTAAAAATCGATTAACATTTATAGGAAATAAAAATTATTTTGTAATGCCATATAAATTATATCAAGAAGTAAAAAATGAAATACCAACAGAAATAGGAGTTCTTGTAGCAGTAGATAGAATAGAACAAAAAGAAGAAGAACAAATTGATGTAGTCGGTAATAAATGGACAAAATATTTTGCTGAACCAGTTGATGGTTTAAAAGAATTATATTGTATAAAACCAGCCAAAAAACAAGAGCTTAAAGCAGATAAAGAAGTAATATTATCATCTATGTTAAGGAGTATGCAAAGGGACAGAATTTTTGATTTAGAGATGAATGATACATAATTAAAGATGAAATAGAAGAACTTGATGATGAAGATGTTGAACTAGAAATAGTTACCAGATTTGATTTACTTTGGACTTGTCCAAAATGCAAGCATGATAATTGCGAATACGATGTTTCTGGAGATGAAGTAGTAGAGTGTAAATGTGAGAATTGTTCAAGAACATACACATATTACAACTGTATATATTAGGAGGTGTTTTAAATGAAAGAAAATAGTATAGAAGAAGATATAGCAATAATAAAAAAAATGATAACAACAAAATTTAATAACGATTATTCAATTGACAATAAAGACAAAGAGGCAATAGAACATATTTTAGCAGATTATAAAAAAGTATTAAAAGAGAACAGAAAATCAAAAAGTAATATAGTACCAATACTAATTAATAATAAAATGTATTTTTTAGAAAATGAATTATATAAAGACCTATTAGAAGAAATAAACAAAAATTACATGTTGAAAGCACAGATAAAAGAAATACTAGAAAAAACAGAAATTACTAATTATAACAAATTAGTAGATATGTTTTTAGAAATTAAAAAAAAATTTAGGAAGTGAGAAATAAGTATGAATAAATTCAAGGAAGGACAAAAAATAAAGATAAAAGCAACACAAAATATAGGAGAAATCCTGGAAATTCACGATGATGACATAAATAATGATGGCGCATCATGTTGGAGTTATTATGTCGAATTTGTAGATAACGATTCGACAAAAAGAAGATTTTTTACCGTACATGATTTAGAAGAGATAAAAGATATATTAAACAAAAAAGAAAAAAGGTATTTAAGCAATGTAATTAAACCATTTAAAAGCAGTGTAACCAGCATAGCGAAAAGATATGTAAATCATTGTGGTTCAAAAGGTCAATACATAGAAATTAAAGTAAAAAACATTAGATATACTTTTTCCAAAGACCTCTTTTATTTACCAGAGTTTAAACAAAACACAATGTATAAAAACATGGAAATAAACAAAGAGTATACATTAGAAGAATTAGGATTATAAAAATTAATAGACCATAAAAAAGGAGATAGAAAAATGAAAAATAAAATATTAAAAATAACATTAGCTACTATAAGTATAGCAATATTACTATGCATACTAACTGGTTGTACAGAAGTAAATAAAGTTAGTACAAATTTAGGAAAAGAAGCAGACAACTTTAATGTAACAAGAAGAATAGTTGTAATGAATACAAGAACAGACAAAATTATGTTTGAGTTTGCAGGGAATTTTAGTTTACAAAACAACGAGAATAATGAGTTAGAAATAATTTGCGAAGTAGGACAAAATCAATACAAAAAGCATTTTATAAGATTAAGTCAAGATACTACATATGTTGTAGAAGATATAAGCGGAGCGTTTGTAGATAAATATCACTATGAAGTACATTACATACCAGAAGCGGTAATACCAGTAACGATAACAAATAAAGATTAAAAATATTTAGGAGGTACATATGGGAAAGAGAAAAGAATTAACAAAGGAAGAAAAAGAAAAAATTGAAATAGCTAAGCAAGAGCTAAAGGATTATAGAGAAAACATTAAATACATAGAAGAAAAAATGAACGATACAGAAGAATTAAAGACAAAATTAGAAAAAATTACTACTACATTATCTATAACAAAAACAAATACAAGCAATACAGAGACAGATAAATTTGCAGATGGAATAAACAGGCTAGAAGACTTAAAAATAGATTGCAACAAAAAAATGGAAGATTTAATAGTTAAAAAATTTGCAATAGATCAGAAAATAGAAAACCTAGAACAGCCATATAGAAATATATTGTTTTTTAGATATACCAGAGGAAAAAGTTGGGAAGCAGTAGCAGAAGATTTAGGATATACAAGGCAATACACTTGTGAGTTACACGGAAAAGCATTATATTTATATTCAAAAATTTAAATAACCTACAAAAACCTATAGAATCTTACACAAAAAATATGATATAAATATAATAGCAAATCTATAAAAGATTGCAGAATAAAAAAAGGATGTTGAATTATCCACACAACAACCCCAAGAAAGAATTAGTTATATAACATAGCTAGTTCTTTTTTATTTATTAATATATATCAATATACATCCTAGTTAAGTCTTAAAAATATAGTAAACAATAATATAACATAGAATCTAATATATCCTATAATTATATTATTGTTTAGTGTTTTTTTAGAAAGGTGTGTAGTGTTATGGAAGAAAAATTAAAAGAATTTAAAGAAAAGAACTGTAAGAATTGCAATAAGAACATAGACTGTAAAATAATAAAAAATATAGAAGGAGAATTAGTATGTGTGCAAGAAAACTAATCTATAACGATAAATTAATAACAGAGCAGTACACAGCACAAGAAAAAGCAGAGCATAGAGAAAAATTAAATAATATAAAAGAACAGTTACCGAAGCAGTGCAAGAGCTGTTCTTTTTTAGTTATAACAAGTATAAAAAAGCAAAAAGTTTATTGCCCATATTTAATTAAGAACGAATGTTTGAGAGGTGGGAATTAGAAAGGAGAGATATAAATGTTAGTAAAAGCAACAAATAAATATAAAGAATTAAATATAGCTGATAAAGAATTAAATAAAATTCCAGAAGAAGGAGAAAAATTTGAAGTAACAGAAGAAAGATATAAAGTATTAACAAAAACAAATCAATATAAAGTAGTTTTTGTAGAAAAAGTAGAAGCGGAAAACAAATCAAACAATATCACAAAAGGGAAGAAGAAAAATAATGTTAGTTAAGTTATGTGCAAGATGTCAATGTGTAGTACAAGCACCAGCCACTTATTGTAATAAGTGTAGAGATATAATGCAAAAACAAATAGAATCAAGAAAGCAATACAGTAATACACGCTATAATAAACAAAGAGATAAAAAGTATATACAGTTTTATAATAGCAAGACTTGGAGAACATTAAGTAAAGAATATATAAAAAAAAATTATCTGTGTGAAGAGTGTCAGAAAGAAGCAAAGTTAAATAAAGAATACAATATAGAACTAGCAGAAGAAGTCCATCATAAAGAGCCAATACAAAAAGAGACTGGCTGGCTAAGAAGACTGGAATGGAGTAATCTCATAGCACTATGTCATAAGCATCACGACATGGCACACAATAGATTTAGAAAGAGAAGATAAATAATGAAAGAAGATATAGGAATAAAAATACATTTAGAAGCGGAAAGCAAATAAAACATTTAGAACATGAATATAGAATAGAAACTATAGATGGACTAGTATGTTTTACTGTAAATGAAGTAGTTGAAAAGAGGTAGAGAAGATGAGGAAAGATAGTTATATAGAAACAAAGAGAAGATTAAGTAGACGCTTTGATATTAAAAATATGAGTGATAAAGAAATAATTGAAGTATTAGATAATGAAATTAAACAATATAGAGAAATAATAGAGCAATTACAAGAACAGGTAAAGGAATTACATAATAGAGAAATAAAGAGTGAAACTATAACATTAGATACTACAGAAGAAGAAAAAAGAAAAAAGATAATTGATGCAGAATGCTCTACATTTAGATGTGCAATGGATTATGGAATGGAAGAGCATACAGTTATTAGATGGTACGAGGATGGAGTATTAATAAAAGAAGAAATACGATGCAAATAAAACGGGAGGGGTGGTTAAAAAAGTATTTAAGTAATGCTAGCACAACGGCGCCCTAGGTACAGTGTAGAAAAAACTCCCTAAATTCAAAAATAAGGCATAAAAAGAAAGAAGGTGATAACAAGTATGGCAGGAAGACCAAAAGAGCCTATAGATTTAATTATAGCAAAAGGAAAAAAACATTTAAGCAAAGAAGAAATAGCAGAAAGGAAAAGTAAAGAGCTTAAAATTAATCATACTGATGTAAATCCACCTGAATATTTATCTGAAAAGGAAAAGAAAGAATTTAATAATATAGCTAATATATTATTAGAAATTGGGATAATGACAGAGCTGGATGAAGAATGTTTAGCGCATTATTTAATTGCTAATACAAATTATATAAATTACACAAAAGAATTAAGAACATTAGAGAAAAAGTTAACAAAGTCTAAAGATGAAGAAAAGAAAAAGGAAATACTCGGATTTATAGATTTATATTTAAAATATCAGGATAGAGCACTAAAACAATGTAGAGATTGTGCAAATGATATGGGATTATCAATATCTTCCAGATGCAAACTTGTTATGCCCCAAACGAAGGAACCTCCAAAAGAAAATAAATTTGCAAAATTCCTGGTGACAAATAAATGATTGATAGAGTTACTGAATACGCAAAGAAAACAATTGATGAAGGAATAATGGGAGAGTTACATATACTGGCATGTAAAAGACATTTAGAAGACTTAAAAAGACAAGGAACAAAAGATTTTCCATATATTTGGAATGCTGAAAATTCAGAAAGAATATTAAATTATGCAGAAACCCTAACAATTGCAGAAGGTTTCGAATTAAAACCTGTAAAATTATTAGGATCTCAAATTTTCGATTTAGGTTGTCCATTCGGTTGGTTAAAACAAGAAAATGGGAAAAGAAGATTTAGAAGGTCTTATGAATCAATGGCTAGACAGAATGGAAAATCCTTTAAAAATGGTATTAGAGGAACTTATATTGCAAATTTTAGTGGCTATAATTTTGGTAAACTTTTTACTGTAGCAACAAAAAAAAGACAAGCTAGAATTGCTTGGGAGGAAATGGCAAAATTCATAAAAACTGATGCTGATTTACAAGAGCTATTTGAAATAAAAGATTATAAATCTCTAATATTGGCAAAAGATACAGAATCTACAATTGAAGCATTATCAAAAGAAAGTGGATTAGATGATGGATTTAGAGCAATATTTGCGTCTATTGATGAGTATCATCAACATCCGAATGCTAAAATTTATAAAGCAATATACAATGGAACAAAAGCATTATTAGAAACATTAATAAGTATTATAACAACAAGGGGAGATAATCTAAACAGTGCTTGTTACGAAATGGATCAATATTGTATAAATATTTTAAAAGGAATAGTAACAGCAGAAGATTTTTTTGTTGACATATATGCACTAAATGAAAAAGATGATATTTTTAATCCTAAAAATTTAATAAAAGCTAATCCGTTTCTTGCATCAACCAAACAAGGTTTAGAAACTTTAATTACAGATATGCAAACGGCAAGAGACATGGGTGGAAATGAATTAAGAGACTTTATGACGAAGTCTCTTAATTTATGGGTAAAAAACACAGATGATCAATTTATGAATCCAGATAAGTGGAAAAAATGTGAGTCTAATTTAGAATTGCAAGACTTAATGGAAAAAAAGTGTTATGTAGGTTTAGACTTGTCACACGGTGGGGATTTAACAACTATTGCATTGGAAATACCATTAGAAAATGGAGAGTTTTTTGAATTTTCACATTCCTTTATGCCTAGAGCAAGATTACAAGAACATATTGTAACAGATATCGCACCGTATGATGTGTGGGAACAACAAGAACTTATAACAGTCACAGGAGGTCAAGACACCTATAAAAATGATTATAAGTTTATTATTAAATATCTTAAAGATATTATAGAAAATTATGATTTAAAAGTACAAGCAATTGGATATGACCCACATAATGCAGATGGCTTTTTAGATGATTTGGAAATTTTCGGTGTGCCACTTTTGGAAATAAAACAATCTGCAAGATTTCTAAATGATGGGACAGAAGATATGCAATTAAATATTGAATCTGGAAAAATAAAATATAACAAAAAAGAAGAGCTATTAAGTTATAGCGTTTCAAACGCAAAAATTGTAAGAAATAGCTTCGGCGAGAAAAAAGTAGATAAAGAGCCAAATAAAAGAACAAAAAGAATAGATCCAGTTGATGCAATGATAAATGCACATATTACACAGATGAAATTTAATGAAAAAGAGCCTGTTGATTACAACAAAGAGATGTCTGAGTATTTAGAAGCGGATTGGTAATTTAGAAAGGGGTGAAAAAATGAAATTAAGAGAAAGAATTAAAACTGCTTTCAATATATTAACCAACAAAGAAAGTAAATATAATGAAATGCAGAAACTAATAGATTTTTTAGGGTTAAAGGGAACAAAAGAAAAAGCCTTATCTGAGGCTACATATTTTGCTTGTTTAAAAGTTCTAAGTGAATCTGTTGGAAAATTACCGTTAAAACTATTACAACATAGAGACAATAATGGTGTTATAAATGCCAGAGGACATCCAATGTACAGAATTGTGCATGATAGACCTAATCCATACATGACATCTACGGCCTTTTGGTCTACTGTAGAGCAAAATCGAAATCATTTTGGAAATGCTTATGTATTAATAAAAGGCGCTGGCAGTAAAATGACATTATGGATTTTACCATCAGATGAAGTTGAAGTTTGGTATGATGACCAAAAGATTCTAAGTGACATACCAGACATTTATTATATATATGCACATGGCGGAAAGTTATATCAGTTTGGATCTGAACAAATATTACATTTTAAGACATCCAATACATTTGATGGAATAAAAGGAATAGCAGTACGAGAACAACTAAAAATGACAATTGACGGAAATATTAAATCTCAAAAAATGTTAAATAATATGTACAAAAGTGGATTTACAGCAAAAGCTGTTGTGCAATATACAAGCGAGCTATCTGATAAAAATTTAGAAAAATTTAAAAGTAAACTTGAAAAATTTGCAGGAAGCGATTTGGATGATAAAGAAACTAAAAATATTATCCCAATTCCGATAGGTACACAATTAACACCATTAAATATAAAATTAGCAGATAATCAATTCGTTGATGTAAAAAAATATAGTGCATTGCAAATTGCATCTGCATTTGGAATAAAACCAAACCAAATAGGTGATTATGAAAAGTCAAGCTATGCAAGTGCAGAAGCACAACAACTTAGTTTTTATGTTGACACATTATTATACATAATAAAACAGTATGAGGAAGAGCTAAATTATAAATTGCTAACAAGTGAAGAAATTACAAATGGATACTACTTTAAGTTTAATGTAGCAGTAATATTAAGAGCTGATTTAAAGACACAAGTGGATACGCTGTGCCAAGCAATATCAAATTTCTTATATACACCAAACGAAGCAAGAGCATTATTAGATATGGAAGCCAAGGAAGGTGGAGATCAATTGTTGGGAAATGGAGCAAGTATACCTGTGCAATTGGCAGGTACACAATACATAAAAGATGATGGAAAGGAAGGTGAAAAAGATTGGATAAAGAAAACGATAGAAGAAACGATGAAAAAGTTGTTGAAAACGGCGTAATTTGTAAATCTGCAAGTTTAGAAAATCAAGAAGTAACAGACAATGACTTAAAAAAAATAAATAAATTTACATTATCTCCATTAAAATCTGAGGAAGTTTTTGCTTTTAAGATAGTAATGGGAGATAACGAGTTAGATGATAGAAATTATGAGCCATTTAATTTAAATGCGTTAAAAGATTTGCAAAAGCTATACATTGGAAAAACAATGATAAAGGATCATAACAGAGCAGCTGACAATCAAATAGCTAGAGTGTATGATACAGAACTTGTTCAAGATGGAAACAAAATGACTAGAGCAGGGGAGATATATACAAAATTAGTTGCAAAATGCTATATGGTAAAAACAGAAAAAAATGCAGATTTAATTACTGAAATAAAAGCAGGAATTAAGAAAGAGGTATCAACTAGTTGCAGAGCAAAACATGCCTATTGTTCAATTTGTGGTGTAGATAATATGAAAAACTATTGTTCCCATTATTGGGGAAAAGAATACGAAACTGTAAATGGAAAAAAAATATGTTATTTTACACTAGATGGAGCGATAGAAGCATATGAAGTATCATTTGTAGCTGTTCCAGCGCAACCAAGAGCAGGAACAACAAAACACTATAGAGGAACTGAATTGGTAGTTCAAAAAAATAAAAACAATAATGAAGAAGCGGAAATTAATTTAAAAATTGATAATCTTGCTTCTTTTTTGTTTATAGAAAAAGAAAAAAATGGAGGTAATGAAGATGAATAAAAGAATGAGAGAAATATTAGCAAAAATTGAAGCTAAACAAGCTTTAGCTAAGGGATATATGGAAGGTGAAAACAAAGATGTTGAAAAAGCAAAAGCCATACTAGATGAAATTAAAACATTAAAAGAAGAATATGAAGTAGAAAAAAATATTTTTGAAACAGAAAAAGAGACTAATAAATTAAGCGAAGAAGGAGCAAAAGAAATTTCTAAAAAGATTGAAAATAAAAAGGGTGAAAAAGAAGATGAAGATTCAACAAAATCAGTTGCGAAGGTAATTAGAGGATTTATAAAAGGAAAAGGATTAGTCGAAAGTGTTGATGAAGATGGAGGATATACAGTACCACAAGATGTATCTACAAAAATAGAAAAATATAAAGATGTTGATTACAGTTTACTTGAAGATATTGATGTAGTAACAGTTAAAACTAATAAAGGTTCAAGAACATTTCAAAAAAAAGGTGAAGTAGATACATTTGTTGATATAGATGAAAATGGAGAAATAACAAATGAAATAGAAGCTCCAAAATTTGAAAGACTACCATATGCTATCCAAGATAGAGCAGGATTTATGCCAGTTTCAAACGATTTAGTAGAAGATTCTGATTCAGACATATTAGCAGTTGTAATAGAATGGTTAGGAAAAGCAAATATTGCTACAACAAACAAAAAAGTTTTAGAAAAAGTTGCAGAAAAAGTAAAAACTGATTTTAAGAATTTAGATGGAATAAAAAAAGCTTTGAATGTAACTTTAGGACAAACATATAAAGATGGTTCAAAAATATATACAAACGATGACGGATTAAATTATCTTGATACATTAAAAGATAAAAATGATAGACCATTATTAAATCCAGATCCAACAGATTCTGCAAAAATGCAATTAAGATGTGGAACAACAGTATTACCTGTAAAAGTATTACCTAATAAAATATTCAAATCAGATGAAGGTAAAATGCCATTTATAGTTGGAAATCTATATGATTACATTAGAAAATATGATAGAAAATCAATGACTATATTAGCTTCTAATGTTGCTAATATAGGTAATTTTAATGCATTTGCAAAAAACATGACATTATTAAGGGCTATTGTTAGAGATGATTATGTTATAAAAGATAAAGATTCAATAGTATACGGTTACATTACATCGAATGATGTTGTTTAGAATAGGAGGTATTTAAAAAATGAGCGATTTAAACAAACTAGCAAAACAATGTTTAGGAATAGTAGAAACTGCAACTTTAAAAGATGATGAAATAAATATGCTTATAAGCTCTGCAAAAACTGATATGAAAAGAGTAGATATAGATGTTGAAAATAATATTAATGATAATTTAGTTATAAATACAATAATGCTATATGTTAAAGCTCATTTTGGAGATACTGATATAAATAAAAGAAATGAATATCTTACAAGGTATATATCTAATATAAGAGCTTTAAAAGAATCTGAAGAATACAGAATTGGAGATGATAGCAATGCATGATGTAAGTTGTGTATTGCTATCTAAAAATTATAAAAAAGATAAAGATGGCAATATACTAAAAGATAAAAATGGAAGAGAAAGTTTTGAAATTATTGAACAGGAAATTCCAATAATACAAACTGAAAAGGTTTGGAAAAATGAATTTTATAAGGCTAGCCAATTAAATTTAAAGCCATCAATTCGAATAAAAATAAGTAGTTTGAATTATTCTAATCAAGAAGAGATTAAATATATGGGAAAACATTATACTGTAATTAGAGTTGATGGAGATAATGACGATGAAGTCATACTCGTTTGTGAAAGGAAATCTAATAATGTCAAATACTAACAAAGTGACAGTTGAGAATATAGAAAAAGAAATAATGAAATATTTACAAGAATGTAAGGAGAATATAGAAGATGAAGTAAAAGAAATAGCTGATGAAACAACAAAAGAAGCATGTAAAGAGTTAAAACAAATATCTCCAAAAGCTTCTAAAACTGTATATTTAAGAAAGAGTAATTCAAAGTTCGGAGTTGACGAAAAAAACTTTCAGATACCAGGAGAGTATGCAAGTTCTTGGACTACAGCTAAAAGAACCAGTAAATTGGCTAAAGATAAATATTCTAAAGTAGTATACAACAAACAATATTACAGACTAACACATTTGTTAGAATTTGGGCATGCAAACAGAGACGGTTCCAGAACACAACCAATTCTGCACATAAGAAAAACAGAAGAAAAATACAAAGAAAAGTTTAAGCAAAAATTAGAAACAAAAATAAGGAGGGGAATATGACTTGGGAAGAGTTAGAAGATAGAATAGATAAGTTTTATTTAGATGAAGAAAATAAAGTAAAGATACCGTATTCGCACTATGATTTTGACAGACCAGTAGAACCTCCACATCTAATGTCTACGGAAGTTGATACAGATAATTTTATAGCAGATAATAATGTATATTTTGAAAAATGTAATGCTAGATTAGAATTAACAACAGATACTAGAGCAAAAATATTAGAAAAAAGAATAGAAAAAGAAATTTTGCACGATATAGTGTGGAAACGAATTATAACTTATATTCAAGCTGAAAGAGTTTGGAATGTAAGTTATTTTTTTGAAATTTTATAATGAAAGAGAGGAAAAAATATGAACAAAGTAAAATTTGGACTTAGCAATGTACATATTGCAAAAATAACAGAAAAAGATGGTGAGATAACTTATGGAACACCATTTAAAATGCCAGGAGCTAAAAGTTTAACTGCAGATCCAGAAGGAGATATTGCTAAATTTTATGCAGATAATATTGTGTATTATATATCAAATTCAAATCAAGGATATAGCGGAGATTTAGAAGTTGCAATGCTAGTGGAAGAATTTTTAACACAAATATTGGGACAAACTAAAGATAAAAACGGAGCTCTATTTGAAAATGCAGATGATATTAATGCAAGATTTGCATTAATGGGAGAAATTGAAGGAGATGAAAAGAAAAGAAGATTTGTATATTTTGACTGTACTGCAACAAGACCAACGGCAGAAATGAGTACAAAAGAAGATTCAACTGAACCACAAACAGATAAAGTGTCAATTACGATGTCTCCTAGAACTACAGATAAAGCAATTAAAGCCGTAATAGAGCCAAGTGAAACTAATCAAGCAGTTTACGATACATTCTTTACAAAAGTATATGAAAAAGATGCAAGAGCTAATGTTTAAAAAGGGTGATTAAAATGAAAACAATAAAAATTGGTAATAAAGAATATAAGTATGATTGTAATGCTTATACATATATTCTATTTAAAAAAGTATTTAATAGCTCAATCTTTGATGATTTAAGGGTATTGCAGGAATATTTAATAAAGCAAGCAATAATACTAAATGATATAAAACAGCAAGTACCTAATATTACAGAAAAAGAGTTAGAAAGTAATATAACTAGACTCATGATGGAAGACAATATAGAAAAATTTGTAGAATCTGCTACAAGAATTGTATACATACTTATAAAAGAATATAACGATATTGGTGAATATGAAGATTGGTTAAGAACTGTACCACCACTAAAAATAAATGACGATTGGATTGTAGAGGTAGCGGAATTTGCCGTGAATTGCTTTTGTTGACCGAGATTTATCAAAGGAATTAGAAAAAATAAATTCTAATGATAACACTGTTGAAGATAAATTCCCAGAGCATACATTTTTAGCGTGGTGTGCGAAGAATGGAATAGGTATAGAATATTTAAAAAATTTTACATATGTAGATATAATGAAGATGCTAACTTCTTTTATAGATACAAACAATAGAAAAACAAATAAGAATGGTGTTAGAGAAGCAACACAAAGTGATATAGATAAATTATTAGGATAGAGGTTATAAAAGCCTCTATTTCTAATATAGAAAGGAAATAATATGGCTGGAAGCATAAAAGGAATTTTAGTTGAAATAGGTGGAGATACATCAGGTTTGCAAAAGGCATTAAAAAAAGTTAATTCCGAAACATCTGGTTTGAGCAAGGAATTAAAAGGCATTAACTCTTTACTTAAGCTAGATCCTAAAAATACAGAGCTATTAGCGCAAAAGCAAACTGTATTAACTGGGAATATTAAAGAAACAGAGGAGAAACTAAAACTACTAAAACAAGCGCAAAAAGAAGCAGATGAAACAATTAAAAATGGTGGAGAAATATCACAAGAAAATTATAGAAATTTGCAAAGAGAAATTGTTAACACGCAAAAGAAACTTGAAAATTTAAATGAAGAGTATAATAATTTTAAGACAGAAAATTCAAAATTCACTAAAGTAGGAAAAACATTACAAGACTTTGGAGAAAAAGTTGATTCAACATCTGAAAAAATAAATAAAATAGGAACTGATGTTACAGCAAAAGCAACAACAGGAATTGTTGGAATAGCAACAGCAGCAGTTACTGCAGGTGCAAGTTTAGAGTCTGCCGTAGATAAGTACATAGCTAAAGCTGGAAAATCTGTAGAAGAAACAGAAAAGTATAAAAAAGTGTTAACAGATATAAACGATGCAAATTTTGGGGAAGGATATGAAGATATAGCAAATTCAATGGCAATTGTTGAACAACAAATGCGAGGATTAGATGATGCAGCAGACTTAGAAAATATAACTAAAAAAGCATATTATTTGAAAGACGCATTTGATGCAGAAATTAACGAAAGTGTCAGAGCTGCTAAAATGTTAATGGAGCAATGGGGAATGTCCGCAGATGAAGCATTTGAATTAATAAACCAAGGCTATCAAAAAGGATTAGATAAAAATGGAGATTTGCTAGACTCAATAAATGAATATTCTGTACATTTCAGACAAATAGGATTAAGTGCAACCGATATGTTTAATACATTTTGTTTAGGTGCAGAATCTGGAGCCTTTTCTATTGACAAGGTCGGCGATGCAATAAAAGAAATGGGAATAAGACTAAAAGATGGCACTGCAACAGATACGTTAAAATCGATGAAATTAAATGCAAATGAGCTTGAAAAAGCGTTTGCAGAAGGTGGTGAAAAAGGATCCTGGGCATTTGGGGAAATTGTAAAAGGATTGCAAAATATAAAAGACCCGTTAAAACAAAATCAAGCTGGTGTTACAATATTTGGAACGATGTGGGAAGATTTAGGAAAAGATGCTGTTTTTTCTATGACATCATATGGTGAAAAATTTGATGAAACCGCTAATACAATGTCGTCATCGATGGATAAAATGTATAATAATACAAAAAGTAGTGCAGAAAGCTCAATCAAAAGGATAAAGACGATTTCTGCAAATTTAGGAACAAAATTATTACCTGTTGTGAACAAAGTATTAGATAAAGTAGAAGTATTTATAAATAAATTAGATAATTTATCTGATTCAGAAAAAGATAATATAATTAACATAGGATTATTAGTGGCAGGTGTAGGACCACTTATAAAAATAGTTGGAACTGCAGGAACTGTAATTGGGACAACAAGTAAAGGAATTGGAATATTTTCACAAGCTTTGAGTGTTGCAAATAACAAGAGCACATCTACAAGCAAAAGTGTAAATTCACTAGCTGGATTTTTAAAGGGGATTGTAAGTCCAGCAGGACTAGCAACTATAGCAATTGGAGCGTTAGCTGCTGCAGCTGTTTATTATAACGAAAAAACATTTCAATCATCAAAAGCTGCAAAAGAGTATGCAGATTCTGTAGCACAAGAAAAAAAAGCAATTGAGGATACCTTTAAAAGCATAGAAGAAAATGCTTCGGTAGAATTAAATCACCTTGATAGAATTTCTAAAATGAAGGATGAACTTGCAAATCTTGTTGATGAAAATGGAAAAGTAAAAGATGGATATGAAACTAGAGTTAAATTTATTTTGGGAGAATTAAACGAAGCACTTGGTACAGAATATAAAATGAATGGAAATATAATTGAAAGCTATAAAGAATTGCAAAATAATGTTGATAAATTGGTTGCAAAGCAAAAAGCCAAAATATATTTGCAAATTAACGAAGAAAAATACCAAGAAGTAGTCAAAAAACAAAATGAAGCATTAGTTGAACAAAATACAGCATATCACAAATTAGAAGATGCAGCCAAAAAATATGGTTATAATGTTGAAGAGGTCTCAAATAAAATTGAAGAGAATAAAAATAAAATTAAAGAATTAACAGAAGCTAAGGAGTGGTCTACAGAAGCAGGAAAAGTAAGAATGCAAACAGAAATAAATGAATTAAAGAATCAAAATGGAGAGCTCGAAAGTCTAAATAATGCTTATAAGGAGCGAACTGATATAGTCAGAAATTTTGCAGATATTGAAAAACAGTATAATGAAAATCAGAAAGCTTATGCTGAAGAACGATATGATGATATAATTAAATATCAAACTGCAACGAAAAATTATAGTGACTCAACATTGCAAGACATAACTAACAACTTAAGAAGTGTAGCACAAGAGTATACTGATTATTCAAGAAGTGCTAGTACAGCTGATTTAGAAAGAGCACAAACTTTGAAAGATACTGCAGAAAAAAATATACAAGCACTAGCTGATGAGTTAGTAAAAAGAACTGAAATTGCAAATGGAGAATTAGGACAGCAGGAAACAGAGGCTTGGAAAGCATTAGCAGAGTCTAATTACAATATATATGAAGCGGAACTTTGCAAGATGGCACCAGCAATGGCAAAAAGCATACAAGATGCAACTGGTGTAATTGTAAAAGAAACACCATACGCAGTAAACCAAGCTCAATCAATGAGTCAACAAATAATTGAAAAATTAGATAAAAACCCTGAATTTAGAGCAAAGGCAGTATCTAATTTACAAGGATTGTTGAATGGAATGTCTGACGAGAATTTAAGAAATTTATTAAATCAAGCTGGTGTTCAAGATGTAGAGAAGGTAATGCAAGGTATAAGAAAAGGAAATTTAGCAGAAAATGAAGGAATAAATATACTAAAAAGCTTAAATACAGGGTTACAAAGTTCTTCTTTTACAGGTACATTATTTGCAACGGCCAAAAGAGTTGCAGAATCAATTTCCAGTGGATTAGAAATAAAGCCGAAAGTATCTGTATTTAGTTTAATACCTAAATTACCAGGACACAAAGATGGGCTTGATTATGTTCCAAAAGATAACTATGTAGCAAGATTGCATAAAGGGGAAAGAGTATTAACTGCTAAGGAAAATAAAGAATATACAAAAATGTTAGAAAACATAAAATTACCTAACTATTCAAGATTGCAAAGCAACTTAACTTCAAAAATGATGAATACAACAAATACTAAAAACTCGTATAACATAGAGCTAAAATTTTACCCACAAAAAATGACAGAAACAGAACTTAACAGTGCATTTAAATATTTAAATAGAAAACTTGGTAAACTATATTAATGTCGAAATATGTCGAAAAATATTTCTTGAAATAATTTATAATTATGTATAGAATTGTTTCGAGGAGGGGATCTTGTGTTTTTTGAAAGAATAAATATAAAACTAAATGATTCAAAAATAAAAGAAAATATGATGCAATTGGAAAGAAATATTAGATATGGAGGAAAAATTGAATTAGTATATTATAACAACAAGCCTTGTTTTAACATATATATTTCAAAAACAAAAAAAATAAATGAAAAAACAGCGCATAAATTACAAAAAGAACAAAATAGTAAATATATTTATGTTGATTGTATAAAAAATGAGTTAGCAGAAAAAATATTTAAACTATATAATAATAAAGAAATAACAAAGTATTATTTAACAATAAACAATAATGGAAATAATGTAGAGTGTATAATTGCATTTCACAAAGATAATACAAAGGGCAAGGATGAGACGCCAATAAAATATTATAATAAATGGTGGATAATTATAGGTATAAGTATAGGGATAATTATACTTGCTAGCATTGTAAGTTATACGAGAAGCCTTTTAGCAAATAATAGTAATGTAATTTCTGTAAAGAATGAACAAAAAGAGAATACATACGAAATCACGAATGATTACAATGGAACATATAAATTTATTATCAATGAAGGAAGTAAAATTACAGTAGGAGCTATAAATATCAATGGAGGAAATGTAAGAGTTAAATTCAATAGTATAGATAGCGATTATGCATCAAAGACATATAATGGATTTTGCGGATTAAATAAAGATGATAACTCTACTTTTTATATTACTATAATGAATAGCGCTCATGAAAGAATCCGTGAATTTAAATGTGAAAAATCTGATAAAAATCTGATATGTAATTCTATGACAGGGACATCTTATCGAAAAATGGAATTAATATATGTAAATGATGATAAAAATATTGAAAATGTATATAACGAAACTTTAAATTATGAGAAAGAAAAAAAAGAAGAAGAAGAAAAGATAAGAAAAGAAAAAGAAGAACAAGAATTTAAAGCAAGTTGTAAAATGTTTACATTTGAACAAATAGCAAGAAACCCTGATAAATTTAAAGGAACTAATGTAAAAATAATTGGAGAAGTTGTTCAAGTGTTATATGGGAGTAATTCAGTAGATTTAAGAGTAAATATAACAAAAAAAGGTTCATATTCGACATATTATACAGATACAGTTTATGTTACATATTATACTAAACCTAATGAAGATAAAATATTAGATAATGATATAATAACCATATATGGAACTGCACAGGGAGATTGCTCTTATACATCTATAATGGGAGCTAAAGTTACATTACCTAAAATAGATGCAAATTTTATTGAAATTAATAAGTAAAAAGGAGAAAGTCTTGAAAATCAAGGCTTTTTCTTTTTATTAAAAAAAATTCAAAATACCTCGCGCTAGAATGGATTTTCTGACGCTTTAATAAATATGAGGAGGTGATATATTGGTAAGAGAATTTAATTTGATAAATGAAAAAGGACAAAAATTTTCATTTATGGATATAAATGAGTATTGTTTATTAACAGAAATTACAGGATTAGGATTTAGCTATAATACAGAATATAGTAAAATAGAAAATACATATACAAATAACATTAGAGAACTACAGCAAGGGCAGCCTGGTGGAATTGCAAATTTTTTAAATTATGATAATTATGAAAAATTTGTTAATTTTATAATCAATTCAGAAAAATTAAAATTAGAATATAAGATTCCTAAAAAAGATAAAGTAAATACATATTTTAGAGATATAGAAATACAAAGTTTAGAAAAAACAGAGATACAGACGACAGGAGTAATATCAGAGCCAATTGCATTTGCGTGTCTATCTTTGTGGTATGAAGAGAACAAATATATTTATACTGTTGAAGAAATAACTGATGAGTTGCGATGGGATTTTGAATGGGATGCAAGATTTACCGATTATGAAAATAGAAGTGTAACATTTGAAAATAAAGGACATGTAAAAGCACCTTTTTTATTAGAAATGGGAGGATATATTCTAAATCCGTGTATATCTGTATATGTAAATAAAGAAAAAGTAAATGAACTAAAATTAGATATAACTATAAATGAAAATGAAAAGTTAATATATTCAACGAAAGATAATGAATTATTATTATGCAAACAACTGAAAGATGGTACGATGCAGAATTTATTTAATGATTTAGATTTAAATAATATTAATTTCTTTAAGCTACCAAAACGGAGTTTGTGAAGTAAAATTAAATGCTGATAATGAAATATTAAATTCAAGATTAACTATATATGTTGAATATATTACAGTTTAAAGGGAGGTAAAAAGATGCTAAGAGGACATGTATTTAAGTTTCAAACATTTGCGAATGAAGCCTTTGCACATTTTATTGATATATTTCTACAAGGAAATATGGGAATAACAAAAGGTTGTGAATTAAGTAAAACAACAGATTCTGTAACAATTGGTGCAGGATATTTTTGTATATGCGGAAGATTTTTAGAAATTATAGGCAATGAGACAATAGAAGATATAACAAATACAGGATATTATAATTTAGTTTGTGAATTAGATTTATCAAAAACAAACACAAAATCTGAGTTAAATCAGGCTGTCATAAAAACAATAAGAAATACAAGTGGATTTGGAAATTTAACAAAAGAAAATTTATTTGAAGGTGGGAACATATATCAATTTGAATTTGCAAGATTTAAAGTAACAGAATCGGGAATAACTGACTTTGAGGATAGAAGAACGTTCTTAAATTTGGATAGTTTATTTAATTGTATAAACAATAATTTTGAAAAATTGTTTAAAGAAAAAAATGAAGAAGCGGAAAAGTTATTGAAAGAAATAAAAGTTGAATTAGAGGGAATTAAAGATGGAAGTGCTTTTCTACTTAAGACTGGAGGAACAATAGATGGTGATTTGGAAATTTCTGGTAAACTTAGTGAAAAAGATCGGATTAAAATATATATCTGGAAGTAATATAATTGTCTTAGAGGGAAATATCAATATAGAAGCGAATGAGCAAGGCAATAATAACTTTACTATAAATATAGACTATCCAGAAGGATTTAATAAGGATAATTGTGTTCCTATTTCGTGTGGTGTGCAAATGCTTAAATTAAGAGGCTATAATTATGTTGGAAATTTTGTAAATTCTGGCTCCTTAATAAATGGGGCTTCTACAAGATATTTAAATTTAACTGATGAGAAAATTGTATTAGATATTGTAAACCCTACTACAGGAACAGCATATGAATATAAGTATAAAATTGTATTACTTAAATATGAACAAAAAGAAATTAAATATACACTAAGTGATGTTAATAATGATGGAAACATTAATAAAGATGATTTACAAATGATACAGGATTACATGATGGGAAAAATTCCACTTACAGTGCAACAATATAAGGCTGCAGACATAGACGGCGATGGACAAGTAACTTCTGCAGATTATGTAAGATTAAAAAATCAACTAGGGTTGTAGGTGATGTAATTGGAATTATATGTAGTAGATAATAAAACACTTGACATAATGTCTGTTTGCAATGTATGTGATTACAATCTAAATTTAGACGAAGAAACAAATGGAATAAGTGAATTTGTATTACCAGATTTAAACAAAATAAAAAAAGGTTGCTATTTAGTCTTAAATGGACTATATAAGCAATTTTTATTTGTGGTAGATGAAGATATAGCAATTAATAAAAATGAGACTTGTGTAACAGTTTCAGCCTTAGACATATCAAATATTTTTGATAGAAAAGTAATATTAAAAGATAAAGAAAAAATGCAAGAAAAAGGAATTGAAAATTTTATAGCAGATGCAATCTTAGAAAATTTTGTAAATACGAATGATACAATATTAAATTTAGATTACATAGATGTGTATATACATAGTAATACAAAATCTTCTGTTGCCATAGACGAAGACAATGGATTATATAACTTCCACACTTTCTTAATTAATTGCAGACAATACAAAGATATATACACAGAGTTTTCTATAATAAATAAAAGATTAAAAATCGATATAGGTTATAAGCTAGAAGAAACGATGCTAATAGATGCAACACTTCCAGAAGTTACAAATTACAACAAAATTTATGAAGTTGATCCAGTAACAAAAGTAGAAGCATATATAAGAGCAGATTCTTCAACTTATTGTTTATATTTAACAGCGGATAGAGCCACAACAACAGACAAAGATAATCCAAATAGAATCTTTGGAAGAATAGAAACAATCAGCTGTGACACATTAGAAAATGCAAAAGAAGAAGCTTTAAACACAATAAAAGCAAATACATATAAACATTTAGTAGAATTTAGTATAGCAAAAACTTCTAAGCTTATAGATGTTTCTAAATTATATTTAGGAAGACGAATAAAGATAAAGACAGAAGATAGCATATACGATAGTTATATAAGTGCAATAACAATAACGGACGAAAATTTTGTATCTTTTAAAACTGGAAATTTAAGAATTGATTTTACTGATAAACAGAGACAACAAAAAAGAGATGGAACTGTAGGAAATAAAATTGATAAAACTGGAGGAACTGTTATTGGAGACATTGAAATAAAAGGAACATTAAAATCCAAAAACACAGATATAATTTATATTGGAAGCACAGTTATGTGGAATCAAGCGACTATGACTGAAGCTGGATATAAAACAGTTATTGAAGCTTATAACGATTGGTTATTTGCCAATATTTTTAAAAATATTACTATTCCAAATGGATATAAAAAGATGTATAAAATATCTGCATATGTAAGCACAAATACAACAGCAAAGGCAGGTATAGCAATAAACAATAAATTGCTTTTTGAACATCAAACATGGTCAGGAAGCAATTATAGATATTTGGATTATACAGATTTTTTTGAATTAAGTAGTATTCCAGTACAAAAATTAACAGACTATGATGGAACAGGTTATAATGTGCAAATGCATTATGAAGGTGGCGGAACAGCATATATATACCATGCTACGGTACATGGATATTTAGTCAGAGAGGAGTGAAAAGAGTGCAAAATAATATCTATATTGATACAGAAACAAGAAATATAAAATCCAGAAAACATAATTTTCTGGGAATTGCAGGAGAGCATGAAATAGAGCAGATAGTATTTAAGCTATCTGCTTTTATTGTAGGAGAGGCAATATTAGAAATACAAAAATATAATAAAGAAAATAAACAAGAAAAATATTTTATAAATCTTGAAAAGCAAGAAGAAAGCTACATTTTTAATGTAAAAAATAGTTTATTAGATGTAGCAAAGCCAATAAAAATGCAGTTGCATATAACAACTGCAAATAAAGAAGTATTTAAATCCAAAACATTTGAAATGCAAATTTATGAAGCAATAGATGCAACAGAAACAATCCCAGAAGAATATGCTGAATGGATAGATATAGCAAATTCTGCAATAGCACAAATGCACGAATTAGAGCAAACAATTTCTGCAAAGGAAGAAGAGCGACAAGAAGCTGAAACAAATAGAACTAATTCTGAAAAAATAAGAAATGAATCCGAGAAAGATAGGCTACAGAAAGAAGAAGAAAGAAAAAAAGCAGAGCAAGAAAGAATAGAAAAAGAAAAAACACGAATAAAAAATGAATCCGATAGAATTATAAATGAAAATAGCAGAATTGAAGCAGAAAAAAACAGAAAGAGCGCAGAAGAGAACAGAACAGAAAATGAAGCAAAAAGAGCAGAAAGCGAAGAAAAAAGAGCACAAGCAGAAGAAAACAGAGCTGAAGAGACAAAAAATGCGATTGCAGAAATAAAGAATTTAAATGAGGATTACAAAGATTTAGCAGAAGAAAAAACAGCAGAGCTGAACGATATAGCTGAAGGTGTAAAAAACATGGCAACAGCAATACAACTACCGCAATTCTACGTAGATAGAAAAATGAAATGTCATGCGGTTACTGCTACAAAATTATCTAATATAGATTTATATATAAAAAAAGGAAAATTTATGGAAGGAGTGAAGGAACTTGAATAATCAAAGCGAGGACAGAGTCTTAGGTTATGTAGGAACATATCCAGTAGGCGATTATAACGAGCAAACTGAATACGAATATTTAAATGTTGTAACACATAAAGGTTCTTCTTATGTTTGTATAAAAGAAGAAGGATGTACTGCAATTGAGCCACCAAATGAAGAGTGTTGGCAGTTGTTTGCTGGAAAAGGAGACACAGGCGAAAAAGGTGAAAAAGGTGACATCGGACCTACAGGACCAAAGCCCGTGAACGGAGTGGATTACAATACAAATGCAGAAAGAGAAGAATTTAAAAATGCAGTAGTAGCAGACAGTAAAGCAGATTTAGAAAAATATATAACAGAAAAAGAGACACAGTTGGATAATTACACAAAAGACAAAGAGACAAAATTAGACGACTATGTAACAGATACAGTAAAGCCTACAATAGACACATATGTAACAGATACAACTAAGAAAGACATAGACGCATATGAGAAAGAAAAAGAGAAAGTATTAGATACATATACAGACACTAAAAAAACAGAAATAGACAATTATGTAACAAACACATCTAAACCAGTGCTAGACCAGTACGAAAAAGATAAAGAGGCAGAATTAGAAACAGCCAAAAATACAGCAATAAATGAATACGATGCACATGCAGAAAGTATTTTAACAGAAACAGAAGATTTGTTTAATGCACTACCAACAGAGAAAGTAAACGGAACAGAGCTATATATAGAAGACGCAAAGCCTTGCAGGGTCATTAATACTGAAATTGGTGGAATGTATAAGCAAAATCGAACTAAAGGATTAAATTTTTTTGATATTACAGGTTATACAGACAGAACTGTAAATGGTATAAATATAAAAGTAAACGATGATGGGACATTGACGTTAAATGGTGTATGTACAGTAGAAAAAACATTCGTAAACATATCTATACCAGAACATATTATTCCAGCTGGAACATATACCAGATACATGTCATATGCCGAAAATATTAAAAGTTTTCTAACATTAGCATTAAGTTATAATAATACTACTATTCCAAATACATCGGTACAGCCAAACAACCAATATACAACATCTACATACAACGATGATATAACATACAATCAAATAAAATTATATATTCCTAATACAAATGTTACTTTTAACAATATTATTGTAGACCCAATGTTGGTTAGGGGAGAGTATACAGCAAATAATGCTCCTAAATATGAGCCCTATACAGGAGGCAATCCATCACCAAATCCGGACTATCCGCAGGCAATTGAACAGGTTGAAAGTGTAAAATTAAATATAAGAGGTAAAAATTTGTGTGATGGTATAAATCAAAATTATTATCTAACCAATAACGTAGACATTTGTGGAAAAGTAACAGGTAACAGCGGATTAGCAATAGATGTGCAAGACAAATCATATGTAACTATATCTACAAAAATAACACAAGATAGATACAGAATAGCATGTACCAACAGCTTATTACAGGAAGAAAAGGCAACTACTGTAGCATATAGAGGAGTACAAAAAGACAATACAAGTGCAACCGTAACTATAAATACTACAGGATATAAGTATTTAATAATTAACGCTACTGATTTAAGTAGTATTCTTGTCGAAAATGGTTCTGTTGCAACAGAATACGAGCCCTATCAAAATCAAGCAATTAATATAGATTTAAAAGGCAACAAGCTATGTGCAATTTCCAACACAATAAAAGGCAAATTACTAATAGATAAAAACGGTAATGTGGCATTGCAAAAGAATGTAGATAAAATAAGTACAAATGAAAGTACATTTACCTTAAAAAAAGCTACAGAAGCTGCTGAGGGATATTCAGCCTTTTATTCTATAGGTTTTTATAACATAATAAAGATGAATGGTGGTTTACTGTGCAATTATTTTCAATATGCACCGTATGACGAAAATGGATTTAAAATAAGAACATCCGAAGAAATGATTAGCGATGGTGGTGGTTACCGCAGAATATATTTTAGGGTAAAAACAGAAAGACTAGAAACAGATGATGAAAGTGGATATAAAAAATTTTTAACAGACAATAACATTATAATTTACCATTCATTAGAAACGTCAGAATTAATTGACCTAGGACAAATTCCAGAACTGCCAAAAACATTCGAAGGCATTAATAACATCTGGGCAGAAACAAACTTAGGCAATACAGAGATAGAAATAGAGTATGTACAAGATGTTAAAAAACTACTAGAACAGCAAAATGCAAGACTAGATAACATAGAAGCATTATTAAGTACAACAGAAACAAGTGCACTATTATTAGATAATATGCAAACAGACTTAGAAAGTGAGGTGAAGTAGAATGAATATAGCAACATTATTAGAAAAATTAATTGTAAAAAAATACTATGCAAATAAAGAAGACATAGAGAACAAATTAAATGTATTTTATGCAATGTCTAAAATCTCTGACGAAGAATACAGCAATTTAACACTAAAAGTAGAAGAAGTTTACACAGTAGTAGAACAACCAGCAGAAGAAGTAGAAGAAACTGTAGAAAGCGAGGCTGAATAATGAATAATATAGCAAATACTATAATACTTATAGCCAGCTTTATAACAGCAGTAACAACAATAATAATATCTATGCAAAAAATACTAAAAAAAATGTTTGAGCCTGTCAATAAAAAAATTGATGGGCTCGATTTATCTCAAGCGAGAAATTATTTAGTGGACTTTTTGGCAGATGTAGAAAATGGCGAGAAAAAAGATGAGTGCCAAATTGAGAGGGCTTATGAGCTATACGATCATTACACAAAGGATCTGCATGGAAACAGTTACATACATGCAAAATGGGAAAAAGTTATGAAAGGTGGGGAGAAATATGGAAAAGATTAAGAAAATAGCAAAATATACAACAAATGTACTAGCAATAATAGGTGCACTAGTAGCTGGTATTAACGGTGTAGATGATATAACAATACCATACGCTACACAGATAATACAGATAATAGCAGTTTTGCAAGGTGTAATAGGAACATACCTATTATCTAATAAAGTAATTAATAAATAGAGGTGTTTTAAATGGAAATAAAAGAAAACCTAACAAATATAAATTTTAATAAAATGTCTAATAAAATAAACAAGTATATAGTTATACACTATGTAGGAGCAATAAGTACAGCATATAACAATTCTGTATATTTTAAAAATGTAAATAGAAATGCAAGTGCAAACTATTTCGTAGACAATAACGAAATATATAGAGTTGTAAAAGATAGCGACAGGGCTTGGCACTGTGGAGATAAGCTAAAACAAGGGGACGGAGGTTCCTATTATGGAAAATGTATAAATTCTAATTCCATAGGAATAGAAATGTGTTGCTATAATAACAACGGATCTTTAGACGTTTCTGAAAAAACAATTGACAATACTATAGACTTAGTAAAAAAATTAATGGCAAAATATAATATACCCGTAGAAAATGTAATAAGACATTATGATGTAACAAATAAGATATGTCCAGAACCATTTGTAAAAAGTACCGCTAAATGGCTAGATTTTAAAAATAGATTAGTAGAATGTGGTAACAAGCAAATTATACAAGAAGAAAATAAAAACGAAAATATAGGCACTATTGCTAAAATACAAAGCACTATAAATGCAAGATATGGATTAAGCATAGCAGTAGACAATATTTATGGAAGAGAAACTAAAAAGGCACTAATAATTGGATTACAAAAAGAACTAAATAAGCAATATAACAAAAAGTTAAATGTAGATGGAATATTTGGGAATCTTACTAAAAATGCATGTGTTACAGTAAAAAAAGGTGCGAGTGGGAATATTACATATATTTTACAGGCTATATTATATTGCAAAGGATATAATATAGCTGTAGATGGAATTTTTGGTACTAATACAGAAAATGCTATAAAAAATTACCAAAAAACTAATAGCCTTATTGTAGATGGAATTTGTGGTAAAAATACATTTTCAAAATTATTTTGTTAAAAATATTGACAAGAATATAAACATAGTATATTATAAATTCAATTCCAATACTCGGTAGATTCTGTATTAAATTAATCTACTTCATGGTTTAACTATAACATGTAATGTATTTTAATGAATTTTAAAATAAAAATAATATTTTCTAAACTATTATTAGTTTAAAATTTATTAAAAAAATTGGTTTAACTTTAACACGTAGTGTAAAAATAAAAAATAAGAGGAATTTTCTTCCTCTTATTTTTAGTTTTCCCAAATATCCCAAGTCCAAACGATTATTTTTAACGGATCTTCGTTATTCTTAACAATATCAAAGTTAATGTTAATTTCTTTATCTTTTAATATTTTTGTTTTAATAGAATATGAAGCACTTGTTTGATCTAAAACATCTTCAATGTAATCGAATGCACTAGATGTACTTCCAGTAATATTTTTAATTGCATTATCAACAGCTAATAAAGACATTTCTTTTTTTAATACTTCTTTCCTTATTTCATCCATCATTTTTTCAATTCTTTCTTTGTCATAGTCATTGCATATAACAACTTCAAAATGTTCACTGTTATCGACATCTTCTTGTGTTTTATAGAAATAATACTCAACATCTTCTTCTATATTATCCTCAACATATTCTTTTGCTTCTTCATAACTGTCAAAATTAGTATATTTACTTTCAATTGTAAAATCGTAATTTCCTTTTTGATCATATTGCACATACGCTTTCTCTAAAATAATTCCTTCCATTTTAAAATCCTCCTTATTTATAATAATTTTTTTTCCATCAAATGTTAGTGTTGCTGTTCTATCTGCATCGTTAAAACCTAGTTCTTTAATCCACGGAACTGGTAATGTTATTCTGGTTGTAGTATATCCATTTCCATTTTTTGCAAATAATATTTTTGTAGTTCTTATTTCAACATCTTCGTTTTCCATATTTACATCTTTTCCTTTCGATTTGTTAAATATATATTAACATAGTCGTGTCGACTTGTCAACAGTTTTTTCAAAAAAATAAAAAAATTTTCAAAAATCCTCAAAGTCCCTTAAAACAGAGGCATAAAACTATATTAATTAAAAATAAAAATGGCTTAAAATCGATTGTAGAAGTTCTTTTTTTACTAAGAATGTGATTAAAAAATATAACAAATTATTTTGCTTTTTTTATAAAATGTGTTGTAAAAAAACCAAAAAAATGATATTAATAAATAAATAACTATATTATATTATAGTTACTTTAGTAGACATAACTTTACAAATCGAATAAAATATAATATAATGTAAAGAATAAATAAAAAGGAGATTCACAATATGAATGCCATGGAGTTTAAAGATAATGAAGCTATAAAATTAGCTGCATATATAAAAGATAAGTATTTAGAATATCCAAAAAATATAAAACAAAAAATAATTTCGCCAATAAAATTACAAAAATCATTATATTTTTTATTTGCATATTGGGGAAAATTTATTAGAGAAAATAGAGAAAATCCTGATAGCGTAGAAGTAGATTATTCAAAATATAATGAAAATTTATTTGACGAAAGGATTGAAGCCTGGACATATGGTCCTGTTGTACCAGAAGTTTTTATAAGTGATAAAATAGGATATTTAGAAAATGTAAATACATGTGGATATTTGGAAGACGATAGTGTAAAAAAAGATTTTATAGACAATCTACTTGATCAATTGTTTGAAATTGATGATTTTGGTTTAGTAAATATATCTCATCAGGATGAATGCTGGAAAAGACATTATATAAAAGAAGATAAAAAACATAACAAAGAGATACCAAAAGAAGAAATAATAAATGAATATTGCAATCAAAGATAGATTACAAGAATTTCCAAATGATAAAGATGAGAATATATTTAAACATAGAATACAGAAAGTGGTAAGAAAGGGAGCAAGAATTATAAACATAGAGCAATATAAATATAAATGTTTTTGCTTTAATGGAAATTTACATTCTATTAAGTTAGAGGAAGAAAAATTTACAAATTTTTTAAGTAGTTATGATAACAAACTTAGTAATATATTAAAAAAAGTGTTTGAAAAATTATATTTGGAAGAATATGATTTTTTAGAAGAGTTTGTATTAGATGAGTATGAAGCAAGTGAATACACACAAGAAAGTAAAAGACTTAAAAGGATAATAACTAAAGCGAATAATATTGATGATAACAAATTACCACAAATACATAAATTTAAACCAACAAAGTACAAAATGAAACAAGATAAAAGATATGATGGAATTAGGTTATATGTTTCTTGTAATACAGATGGGGTAATAGACTTATATTTAGTTGATTTATACCATTTAGGAATAGATGCATATAATTATATAACTAATAAATATGAATTAAATGTGCATTATAAAAACGCTGAAAAATATAAATGCTGTATTTCAAAAATGGCAGATAATTATATTATAAAAGACTAGCAAAACTAGTCTTTTTTTTAGTTATCGACAAATTTCGACACAAATAATTAACATAATGTGCTATAATAAAAAGGGTGATGTATATGAGTATAGATTTACTAATATTACGTAACCGAGTTAAACTAGAACGAATGATAAGGGAAGATAAAGATTATAACATAATACTAAAACAAAGCAGAAAACTGGACAAATTAATAAACACAAAAATGAAAGAGATTAACGTAAGTTAGTCTCTTTACATTTATATACATATTGTTACTAAAATGTATTGCTGTGCCAAAATATTTTTATTATAATTGGGAAATATATTAGAGGGAGGATAAAAAATGAAAGTAAAAATTAATGTTAAAGAAATAAGAGATAGCAAAAGTATTACATTAGAAGAATTATCCAAAAAAGCAGATGTAAATTTAAAAGATTTAGAAAAATTTGAAAATGGAGATATTAATATTAAATTTGATATTGCAGTTAAAATTGCCTATGCTTTAGGTGTAAAAGTAACAGATTTATACAAAATAGAAGAGTATTAAGCTCTTCTATTATTTTTCTTGCATTTCAATGTTAATTAGTAAATCTATTACATGGCTTATTTCCATAACTTCTGCGGAATTTAAGCCATATTTATCTATCCTGGCATACATTTCTTCTTTTAAACTATTTATATCTGCTGTAGCATAGAATAAATCTCTTATATTTACATCTAATGCATTAGAAATTTTATACATTGTAGCCAAGGAAGGATTGCTTTTTTTATTATTTTCTAATGCGTGTAAATAGCTTCTACTAATACCAGTTTCTTTTTCTAATTTATATAAAGTTATATTTTTCTTTTCTCTAACCTCTTTAATTCTAAAAATAAACATAAAATACCTCTTAAAATAGTATCTTATTATTTTATATAATTATTCAAAAAAGCGCTAGATGTAGCTGGTAGAGAACGCTTTATGTCGAACGATTTTTCTTGACTTTCTGTGTTATTAAAATATAATAAAAAAGAAAAGAGATAGACAACTGGAACTTGTCTATCCCTATAAGGACTGTTACTCTAACACAAACGTAACAGTTAGAGTATACAGTTCCTTTATAAAAAAGTCAAGGAGGAATTACATATGGAAAAAGAAATGTTAAAAGAAATATGCGAAAAATATTGCAAAAAAGAAAGATTTATTTTATTCTTATATAAGATTGCAAAAACAAATAATGTTAATAATATAGAAGAAAGTATAAAAACATTTTTGAAAACAAGTGTGTCAAATAAGTGTGTCAAAATAATGAAAAACAGATAAAAATACAATAATATATATATTTACAAGAAAAATACAGTAAAGACTGAAAATCCCTGTGTCCCTGGTTCGATTCCAGGTGAAGCCACCATAATTAAGAATCAGCAGGAATGCTGGTTCTTTTGTTTATATGTATTAAAGAAAAATGGAGGTAAAGATGAAAGAAATATTATTTGCCACAGGAAATACAGCAAAAGTTGATAGATTTTATGAAAAATTATTAAAAAACGGAATATTATTAAAGTCATTGAAGGATATAAATATCAATATTGATATAGAGGAGAATGGAAAGAATGCAATAGAGAATGCAATGAGAAAAGCAAAAGCATATTATGATGCCACAAAAATAACCACTATGGCTATGGATGATACAATGTATATAGACGGTATTCCAGAAGAAAAACAACCTGGTGTTTTTGTAAGAAGAGTAAATGGTAAGAGATTAAATGATAAAGAGATGATTGACTATTATACAAATCTTGTAAAAACATATGGTAAAGATGGAAAATTAAATACAAAATGGATATTAGGTATGGTAATTATAAAAGATGATAAAATTTCAACATACACAGGTATTACAAATGAATATTATTTGGTAGACAAGCCAGCAAAAAAAATAAAAGAGGGGTATCCATTAAGTTCAATATTAATAAATAAAAAGCTTAATAAGTATGACGTTTACTTAACAGAAGAAGATAAAAAAATTGGACAATCTGATGATAATAATTTTATTAATTTTATTGAAAAGGTTATTAGTAAATAAAAATCTAAAAATATCTTATGTTAGTGTAAAATTTGAAATAAACATAAAATTTTGAATTGTATTGAAAAAATAAAATTGTCTAAACATTTATTGTGCTAATAAAAATATTAAATACAACACATTATAGTTTTAAAATAAATATATAACACATAAATTGACATAATTGTCCAAAAGTTGTAAAATAAAAAAAGAGAGGATGTGATATT